CGACGGAGGAACTTTGTTCCAATATCCGCTCGGCGTTAGACCTTGGTCTGCCAGAACTGACCCTCGCTCCCATCAAGCACGATGGCAACATCGTATTGGTGGCGAGCGGGTGGTCTATGCCGGACTACATTGACGAGATTAAGGCGCACCGCAAAGCTGGTCGCCCGATTGTGGCTGTAAAAGCCGCACACGACTTTCTGGTTGAAAACGGGGTAGAACCCGACCTGTGGATCAACCTTGACCCCCGTGACCGCACAAACGGCATACAGCGGTTAAACGACCATACCGTTTATATGCCCGCCTCACGTTGCCCGCCCTCAACGTTTGAGCATCTGCAAGGGCGCAAGATTCTTTTGTGGCACTCATGGGCAGAAGGCCCAGAGATGGAGGCCATTGGCCCCAACAAAATTGCCGTTGGTGGTGGCACGACTTCGGGTCTGCGAGCCATCAACATTGGATATTTGCTCGGTTTCCGTAACTTCATCATGTACGGCTATGACTCATGCAATAGCCCTGCTGGCATCAAGCGATTTACGGGCGAAGGTAGCGGCCCCACGGTTGACGTATACGTCGGCGGCCCGATGGGCAAGAAATTCACCTGTAATGTTGCAATGGCGCAGCAGGCTAACGAGTTTCAGAAGCTGTTTGAGGTGATGGCTGACATCACCCTTGATGTGCGCGGCCCCGGCCTGATTGCCGAGATCATGCGCGTCAGGGACGAGCAGGCAAAGGCGGCCTAATGGCGATCCCATCCCGAGTTCTGGGTAGTGGCATCAGCCAGTTATCCACAGTCTCTATTTGCGGCGATGGCACAGCGTCATTGACCGCTGCCGGTACGTCTGCGGGCGATGCCACGCAACTTACATACGTTTACACCAACGTAACGACGGTTGCATCCGGTACGGGCGTAAAGCTGCCCAAAGCCGAGATGGGCGAAACCATCATTATCCGAAATGGCGGCGCAAATCCGCTAACGGTGTACCCGTACAGCGCAACTGACACGATTAACGCAGCCGGGTTTGGAACAATCAACGTGGATTGCTCGGCTATGTTTTATGCCGTCAGCAATACGTTGTGGGAAGAATTGCAAGGCTTCGGTCGCTCGGTGCCAATCCTGCACTACGGTGCGTTTTCGGACACAACGCTGCAAGCAGCGGCGTCCATCAATACCGCCTACGGTATGACGTTCAACACGACCGATAGCAGTAACGGCATATCTATCGGTTCGCCGTCCTCTCGGCTTGTTGTGGCTAACCAAGGCGTCTACAACGTGCAGTTTTCGGCGCAGCTAGACAAAACCTCGGGCGGCACGGGAAACATTTACATCTGGTTGCGTAAAAACGGCACTAATGTTGCCAACACGGCCAGCACAGTTGCTATTCAAGGCACGGCGGCGCGTACCGTTGCCGCTTGGAACTTTATTATCCAACTTGAACCCACTCACTACGTTGAATTGATGTGGGCTACGGATGACACAAGCGTTAGAATTCTTGCAGCCAGCGCTACAAGCGTATGGCCTGCGATTCCCTCGGTTATTTGTACTTTGACCCAAGTCAATAACCTATAACCCCAATCCCCACAGGAGCAAGGAAAATGCCATTAGATAGCGATGTTTCAAATGCTGACGCTCAGTTGCACGTTGAGTTCTACACCAAGGACAACGGTGCTAACGAAGGCAAGATCTACGTTCGGATCATGGCTCCCGGCGATAAGACGAACATTATTGACCAGCCTGCCCGAGACGATCACAAGGAACGATTCCCGCGTCAATGGCTTTACTACCAAATGCAGCAAAGCGAAGGCGCAGCGTCGCAAATTGGAACGCCTATCTCAGAGTGGCACAAAGCTGCTCCAGAGGAAATTAACCGTGACCAGATTGCGGAACTTGCCATCCTCAAGTTCATCACAGTTGAACAGTTGGCCTTGGCATCTGACGCGCAATTACAACGTATCGGCATGGGTGGCGTGGGTTTGCGTGAACGCGCCCGCCAGTACCTCAACCGTAAAAACCGCATGGACAGCAGCGCGGAATTGGAAGAAACCAAAAAACAGTTAACGGAACTACAAGCGCAGATGGCAGAGTTTATTAGCTCGCAGCCGCGCCGTGGCAGACCGCCGAAGGAAATAGCCGCAGAGGGATAACGTATGTCTACGACCACGATGCTTCAACTCGTCCAGCAAGTCACGAACGAACTGGGCGTTGCTACACCGGCCACGGTAGCGGGCAACAGCAACCAAGATGTTATTCAAATCTTGGCGCTGATGAACGCGTCTGGCTACGAGTTGATGCGTCGTGCTGATTGGCGCGAACTGACCAAGCAGCATACGTTCTACACGGAAGCTATATCGACAACCGGCACTTGGACGGACAGCGCGTATACGATTACGGGCATCCCTTCTACTGCCGGTCTGTCTACCGCCTACCAAGTGCAGGGCGATGGCATCCCCAACGCGACGTACATCACAAGCGTAGACAGCGCGAGCCAAGTTACGCTGAACTACGAACCGACCTCTAACCAGAGCAACGCTGAAGTCATTTTCCAGAAGGTTAAATACGACCTTCCGGCTGACTACTACAGCACGGTAAACCGCACCCATTGGGACAAGAGCAAGCGTTGGGAGATGCTCGGCCCTGAGTCAGCGCAACAATGGGAGTGGCTGCTGTCGGGCTATATCAGCACCGGCCCGCGCATCCGATGGCGTTTGCTCGGTCAATTCTTCCAGATTTGGCCGGGTATGAACGCGGGCGAGTTGCTCGGCTTTGAGTACCGCAGCAACGGGTGGGCCAATGCTGCTAACGGCACCCCTAAAACTAGCTTTACCGCCGACTCGGACACCTGCATCTACCCGGATCGGGTGATGGTGCTGTCCACCAAGCTCAAGTATTTTGAGGCCAAGGGCTTTGATACCACGGCCATCTACCGTGATTATCTGCAAGAGCTTGAAACGGCCATTGCACAAGACACGGCGTCTGCAAACCTGTCGTTTGCGCCACGACCGGGTACGGTGCTGATCGGCTACGACAACATCCCAGACAGCGGTTACGGCTCCGAGGGCAACTAATATGGCCGGATTGCGTCAACGTCGCTTCGTACAACGTGCGGTGGCGAACGTCGCATCGCTTCCGGCTCCTATTGGGGGTTGGAACGCCCGCGATTCGCTCGCCAACATGGCCCCGACCGATGCGGTCATTTTAGATAACCTGTTTCCGGGCGTTTCTAACGTCAATTTGCGTGGTGGATATGTTCGTCATGCAACGGGATTGCCGGGTCAGGTTGAGACGCTATTTAGTTATGCGGGTGCGGCAACCAATAAGCTGTTTGCTGTTTCTGACGGCAAGGTTTACGACGCAACTTCGGCGGGTGCTGTGGGTGCGGCGGCGGTTAGCGGCCTAACCAACAGCCGGTGGGAGTACATCAACGTAACCACGCCGGGCGGCAATTATTTAATGGCCGTCAACGGCACCGACAAGCCGCTGCTGTACAACGGATCAACTTGGACAGCGTTAGATGGCGCATCAACGCCTGCCATTACCGGCGTTACGACTACCACGCTTTCCAATATCACGCTGTTTAAGAACCGCGTGTGGTTTATCCAAAAAGACACCCTAAAAGCATGGTATCTGCCAACCCTTGCGGTGGGCGGTGCGGCGCAGGAAATTGACCTGTCAGCCGTTGCTAGGCTTGGCGGCACGTTAGTTGCCCTTGGCACATGGACGATTGACGCTGGTTACGGCGTAGACGACAACCTTGTTTTTGTCACCGACAAGGGCGAGGTCATTGTTTATCGCGGAACCGACCCCTCTAGCGCCTCCACATGGGCGTTGATCGGCGTTTGGATGGTGGGTGCGCCTATCTCCAAGCGTTGCATGATGAAGTACGGCGGCGATTTGCTGTTGTTGACGCTTGACGGGCTGTTCCCGCTTGCCTCGGCGCTGCAATCGTCCCGCCTTGACCCCAACGTGGCGTTGTCAGACAAGATTCAAGGCGCGTTTGCTGCTGCCGCTCAGAATTACAAGAACAACTTTGGTTGGGGCATGATTTACAACGCAAACAACAATGCGTTGATCGTCAACGTCCCCGTTAGTACGGGCAGCCAAGAACAATTCGTGATGAACAACATCACAAAGGCTTGGTGCCGGTTTACGGGGTGGACAGCTAACTGCTTTAACATCCTTAATGATGACCCGTACTTTGGCGGCAACCAATTTGTCGGCAAGTGTTGGACGATTGGCACCACGGGCTATGTGGACAGCACCAACAACATTGATGGGCGGGCGCTACAAGCGTTTAACTACTTTGATTCGCGTGGCGTAAAGAAATACTTTACCCGCGCACGGCCTAGCCTGTTCAGCAACGGGCAACCAGCCGTCAATATTGACATCAACGTGGACTTTGACCTCGCACCCTCTACGGCGGCTCTGTCTTATTCGCCCTCCACGGCGGGCCTTTGGGACACCGCTAAATGGGACGACGGCACATGGGGTCAAGACACGATCATTAGCAACAACTGGCAAGGCGTTACGGGTATTGGCTACTGCGCTGGCATCCAAATGAGCAGCACTAGCAAAAACCTACAACTCCAATGGGCATCCACAGACATCGTGTTCCAAATCGGATGGGCTGGAATATAGAAAGCGGCATGGATGTGGGCGAATGGGTCTGCTCCCAAACTGGGGGCGGCTACCACGACGCTCGCTCCAACGCCCTTGGATTGCGAAAAGATGGCGATTTGGTGGCCGGTGTGGTGTACGAGAACTGGAACGGTCGTTCCGTCGTCTGCCATATCGCGGTACAGGGTCGCATGATCCCTGCCTACCTAGCGGCCATATTCGATTACCCCTTCAATGTCTGTGGGGTTGACAAAATTATCGCTCCCGTGTCAAGCGGGAATAGCAAAGCATTGCGATTAGTGGGTAAAATGGGGTTCACCGAGGAAGCGCGTATCCATAACGCCGACACCGCCGGGGACATCGTGTTTTTAACTATGACACGGGAGTCGTGTCGGTTCTTAGGAAGGCGTTATGGGCAAAAAGTCACCGAAACCACCTCCAGCACCTGATTACGCCGCTGCGGCACAAGCGCAGGGACAGGCGAATCTGGATGCAGCGCGGCTAACTGCTCGCATCTCCAACCCGAACATTTCCACGCCTTATGGCGGCCAGAAAGTCACATTCGGCAAGTCCGTGTTTGACGAAACTGGCTACAACAAGGCGATGGAGGACTACAACAAGCAGCTTGAGGCGTTTAACCAGCAGCAGATTGAAGGCGCTGGCGCAATTGACCGCG